TAAATAAACCAATTTTCCAAAAGATGTTTATGGAAGATAGGATGTTTGGTGCCTTACCAAATATGGATAGTTGGATAATGCAAACTTGGACTCAACTTAATAGGTTTGCTAAGATAAATAATGGGTCGTAAAAAGAAATATTATACCGAAGAAGAGAAACTCGAAGCTCAACGAAAATGGCAGATGGACCACTATGAGCGTAATAAGACCAAGATTCTAAAGAAGGCTAAGGAAAGGTATAGATTGAAGAAAATCGAACAACGTAGAAAGGAAAAAAGGAAAAATTTATATGGAGAACAGTAAACTAATCAATGGAGATAGTATTGATGAGTTAAAAAAACTCAAAGATAATTCAGTAGATTTACTCTGTACTGATCCACCTTATGGATATGGATTTATGGGTAAGTCTTGGGATAAGATGTTGCCACCTAAAGAAATATTTGAAGAGTCATTGAGAGTATTGAAACCAGGTTCATTTGCATTCGTAATGAGTGCACCAAGAAGTGATGTTCAATACAGAATGGTACAGATGTTAGAAGATGTTGGATTTGAGATTGGATACACACCAATCTATTGGACATATGCTACAGGTTTCCCAAAGGCTATGAACATAGGAAAGGCCGTTGATAAGAGATTAGGTAAAGAACGAAAAGTAGTTGGAAAACATCCAGATCCACGACATAAGTATTTGAATACAGACATAAGAAGTGGAAATGCAGCAGGTGGTGGTCATACAAATGCGGCCAGAGAGAGTGGATTGATTACTGCACCAGCATCAGACGAAGCAAAGAAACTTGATGGTAGTTACGCAGGATACCAACCAAAACCAGCAGTAGAAGTGGTGATTGTGGCAATGAAACCATTAGACCAAAAAGGTTATTTAGACCAAGCACTTGATAATCAAAAGGGAGTAACTTGGTTGGATAATTGTAGAATACCATTTGCAGGAATGAATGATACAGAACAATACGAGAGTGATAAAAAAGGATTTACAGAGAGGAGTTCCATAGAAGAAGGTTCGGTATATGCTGATGAATATGGTGGAACATATAATTATGGGTTTAAGAAACCTAAGAAAACAAAAAGAAAACCAAGAGAAGAAAATACGGTATTCAAGACAAGTGGATTTAAGAGTGAAGATAATGATACAGCAGATGCATCACCACTCGGTAGATTTGCAGCAAACTTGTTGGTAAGTGATGATGTGTTGAATGTTGAAAGTAAAGGTCAGTTAGCTCCAACCAATGGTAATCACCCATCTATGAATAAGGATAGTCTTACACATGGTGATTATTCAGGTTACGGAAAGGCTATGAAACCAAGAAATGATGGTAATTCATTCAGTAGATATTATAGTTTAGATGCTTGGTGGGAAGATAGATTGACTAAATTACCAGAAGAAATACAACGGACATTTCCATTTTTGATTGTTCCAAAGGCGAGTAAGAGTGAAAAGAATAATGGGGCAGAGAACAATATTCATCCAACCGTAAAACCATTAAAGTTGATGAGTTATTTAGTTACATTAGGTAGTAGAAAGAATGATGTGGTATTAGACCCATTCATGGGAAGTGGAACAACGCCAATGGCTTGTGTTACATTAAGTAGAAACTACATTGGAATAGAAAGAGAAGCTGAGTATTTTAAAATTGCTCAAGCGAGAGTAAATAAATTGGAAAAACCCATAAAACAATGGGAACAATGGATATGAAGTTAATATTTATCATAGACCCCACACCAAAGAATAGTTAACAATTAAACAGGAAAGTAAGTTATGAGTAAGAAATTTGTTTTATCGGAAAATTTTATTAACAAATACAAAAGAAAGAAAGTACCATTCGGTTTTAACGGATTAGGTGAATTAGTTTATATGAGAACCTATTCTCGAATCAAAGATGATGGGAAGAATGAACGTTGGTGGGAAACCATTAAAAGAGTCGTAGAGGGAACTTACTCTATGCAAAAAAATCACATTGATACACATCAATTGGGGTGGAATCCGTGGCAAGCTCAAAGGTCAGCACAAGAGATGTATGACAGAATGTTTAATATGAAGTTTTTACCACCCGGCCGAGGTCTTTGGGCTATGGGAACAGCCATAACCGAAGAAAAAGGTTTGTACGCCGCCCTAAATAATTGTGCATTCGTATCAACTAAAACAATCAAAGATGACTATTCCAAACCATTTACATTTTTGATGGATGCGAGTATGTTAGGTGTGGGTGTTGGATTTGATACAAAGGGTGCGGGTGAGGTTATGATTAAATTACCCAACCCAAATAGAGGTATAGAAGAATATGTGATACCCGATACTCGTGAAGGTTGGGTGGAATCATTAAAGTTATTGTTAGAGAGTTATTTTCATGCTTCTGCCGAAGTTCAATTTGATTACACATTAATTAGACCAGAGGGGGCCGTAATCAAAGGTTTTGGTGGAGTCTCAAGTGGCCACGAACCACTAAAAGAAATACATGAAGAAATAAGAAAAGTATTAAATATAAATGTAGGAGAACCAATCACCATAACAACTATTGTAGATATAATGAACCTTATTGGTAAATGTGTCGTGGCGGGGAACGTAAGACGAACAGCAGAGATTGTGTTCGGTGATCCAGACGATGAAGAATATTTAGACTTAAAGAATTATAAAGTTAACCCACATAGAGAACAATATGGATGGACAAGTAATAATAGTATATTTGCCGAGTTGGGTATGGATTATACTGATGTATGTAAACGAATCGTGGATAATGGTGAGCCTGGTTTTGCTTGGTTAGAAAATATGAGAAAGTATTCTCGTATGAAGAATGGTGGGGATAATAAAGACCATAGAGTTATGGGTGGTAATCCATGTCTGGAACAATCATTAGAATCATATGAGCTATGTTGCCTCGTAGAAACATTTCCAGCCAACCATGATTCATTAGAAGATTATCAACGAACATTAAAATACGCTTATCTGTATGCCAAGACCGTAACATTAGGTAGAACACATTGGCCTGAAACCAATAGAGTTATGCTGAGAAATAGACGGATTGGATGTAGTGTAAGTGGTGTTGCTCAGTTTATTACTAAAAATGGAATGGAAGAATTAAGAACTTGGTTGGAGACGGGATATGATACAATACAAGAATGGGATAACCAATATAGTGATTGGTTTGCTGTTCCAAAGTCAATTAAAACAACATCAGTTAAACCAAGTGGTACAGTTTCATTATTGGTTGGTGCTACTCCAGGAATGCATTATCCAGAATCAAGATTTTATATAAGAAGAATGAGATTATCAAAACAGTCAGAACTATTAGAACCATTGAAGAAAGCTAACTACCCATTAGAACCTGCATTCGGTGCGGAAGATACAACTATGGTTGTAGAGGTTCCAGTTGATGTCGGTGAGGGTATTAGAACGGTGGGTGAGTTATCCATTTGGGAACAATTCAGTTTAGCAGCTTTTCTACAAAGACATTGGGCAGACAACCAAGTTAGTTGTACTGCTACATTCGATCCTAAAACAGAAGCTGACCAACTACCACATGTACTTAATTACTTTCAGTATAAATTAAAGGGTATATCGTTATTACCACGGCATGAATTAGGTGCTTACAAACAAATGCCTTATGAAGCTATTACCGAAGAAGAGTATGATAAGATGGTGGGTAAGTTAGGTAAGTTATCTTTCGGTGTAATCAAAAATGAAGAAGCAGAAATAGATAAATTTTGTAATTCTGATACCTGTGAAATTATTCCTATAGCCGGCGACAACGATGACCAGGAGTATTCAAATTAAAATACAAAGACTTACAGGCAGCTGGCACACCTGTAGAAAAATGTGCCTTAATGTACTAACTAACAGGAGATTATGAATGAAAACATGTAATCTAATAACTTTATTGTTAACGATGTTCCTACCGATTTTCCTTTTCGGACAATCAATTTCAGGAATCGTTGATAATGGAGATACACCTTTGGCTGGAGCAAATGTTGTAGTAGAGGGAACTGATTTGGGAGCTGTATCTTCGGATGACGGTTCTTATCGTGTCGAAGTGGCACCAGGGACTTATACTATAACAACTTCATTCATTGGACACACACCAGCTTCAGAGGAAGTTGTTGTGGGTGAAGAAAATGTAGGTGTTAATTTCACATTGGTGATTGATGTACTTGCTATGTCAGCATTAGAAGTTTTGGCTTCCCGTGCTGATGAAACAACACCTGTAGCTTACACTACGATAAATAAAGCTGAAATGGAAGTTCGTCTTGGTTCACAAGACATTCCAATGATTCTTAATACTACGCCAAGTGTATATGCTACTCAACAAGGTGGTGGTGCGGGTGATGCTCGTATCAATGTTCGTGGGTTTAACCAGCGAAATGTAGCCGTTATGATAAATGGTGTTCCTCAGAATGATATGGAGAACGGATGGGTTTATTGGTCTAATTGGGATGGAGTAGGAGATGCTACGAAA